GTCTTTTTAATCCTCTCATTTATGTTTATTCCTTTCAATGATTGTGATACAATGTTTTTAAAAGGAGGGGCAAATATGGAATTATACGATACAATCCATTGCAAATATGGATGCAAGTATGAGGTTAATCAGAATATAACAATGGACAAAATATCATGTCCAAATTGCCATTTATGCAATCATTTTTTCTACTCCAACAGGGGACACGTAAGTAAATTGGTTTCCTAAAACATCTTTTGCAACTCCAATTACAAAGCATCCGTAATCGGCAAGCATATTGCACACAAATTCCTCTGCATCCACCCAATACTGTTTCTTGACCATACGGTGAAGTTCTGGCAATAGACCGTAGCTGAACATTACGCAATGTCCCAACTCATGAATAAATACACGGTTCAGAAGTTCTCCATACAGGTTGTTTGCGATTGAAATTATCTTTGTTGAATAATCCGATACCGCAAGAGTTCTTTCGCCTGTGCGGTCAATTAACACGCTGTCGTGCGGAGATACGAACTGCACTCTCCATAGGTCTCCGTTCATATAAAATTGTCTTAGCATGGCTTATCACCATCCATTTCAAATTAACTCAAGTTCTTTGAATACTTCAAAAATCTTCGGAGATTGAATCGCAAACCAATCAACTGTGGTTTCATCATGTCCGAACTGTTCCATATGTTGCCAATTGCACTGCAATCCACTTTCCGACAAGAATGCATGAATAATTTCGTGTCTCAACTGCTTTTTCTGTAAGAAGTCAAAATCACCAACGTTATTTACGTTGTCCGTTCTGATAACAATTTCCTTTGCAGTATTATCTGTAAAGCCGTCAATATCTGCATTTTTAAGTTCTTTTGGAATAATTCTGTAATTCGTTCCAAGAACATTTATTACACATTTTTCCATCATCAATCTCCCTAATTAAAAAGCCCCTGCTACATTCCTGTAACAAGGGCAAAATTCATTTCATATTCAATTCATCTGCTGTATCAGACGAGTTAAGTCGGTTTTCATCGACTGTCTAAGAGTCGCATCTGCATCTGACCACATCTCTGTAAGATTTCTGACGATATCGGATGTATATTCTTTCATAGAATCATCCATCTTACGCTTGGAATCAGAATCTTTGGAATCATGGTAATGTCTGCGGTTCTCGCTGTATCTGTCATAGCTTTCACCATATCTGGACTGCTTATGGTTCATTCCATCCATTCTCATATCACTACGGTCTGGATGATAACCCATGCGGTACATATTACGTTCGAACTCTGGATTGTTCAGATACTCGTCCATCCAGTCATCATCTTCCATGTACAGATATGGTTTATATCCCATACGACTTCCTTTGCCTTTCGGGGCAAATCTGCCGTTTGCGTAACGATACCTGTCATATCCCATGCGACCAAGATATTTCTCTTCCTGTTCGCATTCGTCCATAGCTTCTACGATTCTGTAATCTTTATCTGCACAAATCGCACACTTTACAGCTTCCATGCAGTCTTTCAAATCGTCCCAGTCTTGAGCGCTGAGATTATCAAAGCCATGTGTTTTGGCTTTTTCCATAGCCCATTTTCCCATTTCCATTGCAACTTTATGCATTACAGTGCCCCCTTTCTAACAGCCTGTGTAACAGGTGTGTCTGTTGTTGGGGCTGTACCATTAATTGCTGTCAAATTGTTGTTCGGACTACAAGCCGGGTTTCCTAGCATCTTGAATACTCCACCAGTTGCACTTGTAGCTACTCTGGTTGCGTACTTCGTTCTGGTTCTTACGCCACAAGCTGTAACCTGTGCGCAGCAACGATTCTCTAGCGGATACAAAGTTGTTCCTGTTCCTATTTGAATCATTACCGGGGCAGTAATCGTAGTGGCTTCTGGTATACTTTGTGCGATCACAATGCAATACTTTTCTCCATTGGAATAACTGCCTGCCGGGAGTGTAACCACAAGATTCCCACCAGTGAATGCGACAGACTGGCTTATCACAAGATGGTTGCAGAGCTTACAAACATTTTTACAACTCATATTTCTACCTCTCAATCAAAATAAGAGGTGAGCCGCAACCCACCTCTTAGAATTAGTCAACCTCTAAGGGTGAGTTACTTAGCAGCAACCGTTGTTATATCCGTTGCATCCACCGTAGTAGGTGTTTGGATTTGGAACAACGTAGGCCGGGATAGCTGCCGGATTGATTGCATTGATTAACTGCTGAGTCTGAGAAGCCATAGCAGTTGTAAGTAATGCAGACTGACGATCCTGAGATGCAGCACGTTTCAGATCAGAGTTCTCAGCCTGTAACGTTGCAATCTTATCATTTACCATAAAGTCAAGTATTGCTCTAGCATTGCTGTTCTGGTTTTCGATAAGGTCTCTGGTGTTGTTGTTCATTGTGTTCTGGAGAGCACAAGTGTTGGTTGCCAGGTTGTAGTTGATACCCTGGATAGCTTCTCTTGTTTCACAGCAACAATTTGCTAACTGAGACTGCAATGCGTTTGTGTTCTGCATATTAGCTACTGTATCAGCGTTAATTGCCTGTTGAACACCATTGAAGCCCTGAAGCATTCCAACATTCACACCATTGAAACCACTCTGCATGGTATTGTTGAGAGCATATGTGCTGTCACAGATGCCCTGCTGAATACCTCTGATACCATTCTGAATATCGTTAAGAGCAAAACTCTCATTGATATCTGCACGTGTGGCCCATCCTTGGAATCCAGCACCATTTGCACCATTGCCACCGAAGCCGCCGCCCCAGCCGCCAAAACCTCCCCATCCGAAGATAGCAAAGATCAAGACAAGCCAGATAAGTGAAAATCCATCACCGCCCCACATGTCATTGGCACGGTTATTAGAGCCTGTAGCAGCTGCAATGTCACTAAGGCTGTAATTTGAACCATTCATCATGTTTTTAGTCTCCTTAAATTTTATTTACAATAGGAGACATCCGCGGCTGTCGTCCCAAATTGTAGCGATTTTTAATCACCCAATTATGGGGAAATGTTATAATCCAAGGAATTTCTGGATAATTCCGTCTGGTGATAAGTGCTTTTCATTAAATACATTTTGCTGTATTTGATGTAATTGATCTGTATCACCTTTTTTGTATAAATCCAACGCATTCTTCAATGTCGGATTGTTTCCTGCAAATTTACTCATATCGTTCATCATGTTATCCACACTTCCGAACCTCTGAGAAATCATTTTCTCAAATTGCTTTTTCATCATGGCATTAGGATTGAAACTCATCTTTGCTTACCTCCGTTCTGCTTAGATACCGATGTCTCCGACATTTGTGTCGGGAACATGTTTTTTATTTCAGAAATCTCAGAGCAAACATCATTCCGAAGCTGATTAAACATTGCTTCAATGTCAATCTGTTTTTCTTCCTGCTTTGGATATTGTTCTTCTGGATTTATAAGCCGGTAAACAAAGATTCTGCTTTTTCCGTCTGCCTGCAATTGCTTTTTATATATTTCTGTTCCATCTGTCTTTGGATAGTAAACAGGGTTGCCAGACATATCAACGTCCTTTGCTTTTACAGTATCAATCCCATCAACCATCTGTCCTTGAAGCATTGGCATTTGCTGCATTTGTTGTACAGGCTGCTGCATCTGCATTTGTCCATATGGCATTGCCTGTTGATAGTTATTCTGTAATTGTGCCAACCTGTCTTGATACGGCTGTATTTGTCCGTAAGGGTTGCTCATCATTGGCTGTTGCGGATAATACGGATAACCTGCCATAATCTGTTCCTCCTGTCCGGGATTCAAGAATCATATCCATATCATCTATAGAACGATGCTTTTCCCATATACCCTCGTAAGGGTTTCTTAATATAATCATTACGTTTTCTCCTATGATTATATTATATAGGAAGGAACACTGTATTTGAACGTCACTATTTCGCCACATTTCCGCCATTATACAAAGAAAAGCCCCGAATATACATCGGGGCAACTTTGGCAATTTTTTGCTTTATTTTTTTATTGATTCGGTCTATGGTTCTGGGGCTGTACTCCATTAATTCAGATGCTTCCCATAATGTCTTTTCGTCATAAGCCCGTAATCTAAATAATTTTTCTTCGCGTGAATCAAAACCTGCTTCTTGCAAGTAAAATTTTCTTTCATCTTCTGAAAAATCTGCATAATTCATATAACTCCACCGTCCTCCCTTACAAGTGGAATCAATTTGTTACATAGGAAATACACCGCTCAACATAAATCCTACAACTGCTCCCACGACTGCCGTTATAATGCATACAATAATAGTGTCATAACGTTTGCCAGGGACTGCCATGAGGATTTTTAAATTGTTGTTCATTTCATCGACTGTTTCTTTAATATGATCTAAGTCATTGCTATACAGGGCGGTCTTCTGTTCGAGCTTATTAATTCTTGAATAAAATTCTTTGTGCCTTTCAGACTGCTTTTCCTGCATATCATGAATACTTTTTTCAATTTCTTCGAAGCGGTGATTGTTAAAGCACTCATGTTCACATCCCATCGCTTTTCCTTTCTTTCACTCCCTATAAGATTTTTGCTCTTTCCCTACTTTAATGAGCAACCCTGCAACGTACCGGGAGGAAAAACACATTGCGTTCCATCCCATCTTTTTTAACTCAAACTTCCAGCAAAAGGAAAAACACCATGATTAATATAAATTTCGGTTTCAGATTCCCAACTTCTATTTACAGAAGATTCAGAATGTGATCCTTGGAACTCAGCCCCCTGCTTCACAAGAAAATAGAGGGCTAAATCAAATATGCAATCATAGCATTTTTTCATGTCGTTTTTGATTTTGTCATCAGTGTAACTAGAGGGGTAATTTCGCTTATTTTTAAATGAACGAATTGCCCGGTTTACAGAAAGAGTGAGCATGGACTCAGATTCTGGATTATCTGCTAAATAAAGTGATAATTCTTCCATAAGTTCTTCATTCATTTAATTCACCGCCTCTTTCTGCGTTACTGCTGAGATAATATTTCAGAAATGATACCAGCCTTATTAGTTGCTGTCAGGGCATAGCCATTATCACTTGCAAGCTGTCTTAACTGTGGTACAGTCATATTAGACAGCTCACTTTCTGTGTATTTATGTGTTGGTTCTTTGGATTTAACACTTGCTACAGACGGTGATCGGCTGTTCTCATTGAGACTATGCCCGGTTATTCCCCCTTTGTACCAATGATAAGGCCACCATTGGATTTTGAAGCTACTGGAATAAATAAGCCAGACGCTTTTGTCCATGTAGCAACCGGGTCTGGTGTAGCCCACATGGATAAAGTAACAAAGGAACGATTTTCCTGTTCAATAAATGCTTTGTAAGCATTTTCGTCCGGTGTTGGTCCCCACAGACCTACACCGAATGATCCATCTGCTTCTGCTGCATAAAGAGTGAACACGTTTTCTTTGAAGTATCTGGAAACTCCAAGAGTTCCATCTGCTTTATCGTAATTGAATTTTCCTTCGCATGTGGCAACTTCAATATCAAATTCCTGCATGAGTAAATTTGCAAGTTCCTGTTTGGTCAGAAGACGCTTATTAGCCGCGCCTAGAACTGCTATCTGCATTGCTTCGTTATTTCTCATGTATCCAATCATTTTCTTAGAAGTAACGGCTCTGTTAACTACATATCCATTATCTTCTGCAACTGCTACCATCTTCTGAATATCTCCCATGATGTCAGCAGCAGGCTTAGACCAGTCAGAAAGATCTACTTTTGCATCAGTGGGAACTCCGAAATCAACTTCCATTTTTACGTTGTTCTCATTAATATTGAGTTTGCCGGTGGAAAGAATTTGACCTTTCATAACTTTTGTTCTCTCAAATACGCTCTTGAAAAGTCTTGTTGCATCATCAAAAACATATTTTGTAAGAGATTCATCGTCTGGAACACCATTTTCGATAGCTTCCTGTAATTTTTCAGACTGATTGATTTTCTCTTTAATCAGGAATTTCTCAGTCATTACTTTTTCGAATCCAGGTCTGGAACCGATATGTGCTTCTGTATCAAGGGCATGAACATAAGCTACTTTGGGAAGGTTCTGCCCGCTCATCAATCTGTAATATTCTGCTTTCCAGAACTTGGTTTTTACATTTGGAAAGATTACATCCAGAATACCTGCGCTCGGCACTGGAAAATTTTGGGAAAACTTAAGTCTCTCTTCTTCTGTGATAGTATCTAAAACATTATATGGCATCTGTCATACCTCCTTAAAATACTGGGTCTTCTGTAGTTACAAAAACGATTCCTGATTTCTCAAGTTCAGTTTTTGCAGTTGTATCAACTGTTGCCGGGAGTCTTTTTTCAAGAACACGACCTGCAACAATCACAGAAATCGGTCTCTTGGCATCATCTGTCATATCAACATCTTCAAACACAATGCCGATTGCGCCTGTTTCATTTGTCTGATACACGGAACCTGCTTTGATAATTTTCTTAGTTCCAACTGTTTCAGCATTTGCCTGTTCTGCTGTGTAAGTTTTGAGTACTAATCCCACCTCAGATTCAAGGATATTAGGTGTGGACTTATACTGCTCGGTTTTCATAAAAGCCATAATTTAATCTCCTTTTCTTATAAATAATCAACCGGGGCATTTGTGCCGATTGTTTTGCTTTCTGTTTCTTTGGAAGGTAAGTATTTTTCGAAATATTCTTCTGCTTTACTCTTTTCTTCCTTTTTGCCACCTTTGGTTCCTCCGCCCGGATTTGGAGTATTTTTAAGTACTTCCTTTTCCCAAGCTGCTTTAGCTGTCTCAAGAGCTGTTTTATTTTCAGTGGAAATTCCGTCAACAAAAGATCGAGCTTCGTTCAGTGCATCCGCTGCTGGTAAAACCGAAAATGCTTTGATCGCTCCTGTATAGGCATCGCCTTTCATTCCTGCGCTTGCAAAAATGGAAGTGATTTTTCCTGTCAGAGCTTCTTTCTGAGAATTTGCCAGTGCAGTTTCAAGGTCAGAAATTCTTTTTTCGTTCGCAGCTTTTTCTTTCTGGCGTTCAAGCTCTGCTTTTTCTGCATCAGTCATATTCTGCTGTTTCAGCTCATCTAGTTCTTTTTGCAGTGCTTCTGCCTTATCAGCCTTTTCTTTAATGGAAGTGTTTTTGTCTTTTTCCTTTTTTACTTCTCCTGTAACGGAATCAAGGTATTTAGTCACCTGTTCATCAGATGGTTCCTCAATTCCCATACCGATAAGTACTTGTTTTGCCTGTTCTCTTGTCATGAAATCTCCTTTCTTCCAGACCAACACACTTTGTTCACACGGTTCGCTCCGCACATGATCTGCACCCGATTTGCGCTCACGGGCTGTTGCAATATTTTTGAGTATTAAAAAAGGAATCTCAGTTTCCCAAGATTCCTTAAATAATTGATGTAAAAACGCTTATTCTTCATCAGTGGAAGAAATTATTGCTGATTGATTTTGAATTGATTTCTGACTAAAATCTTTAATCAATTCTTGTGCTTTCTTCAATTCTGCGTCTGGGTTTGCCAGTTCAGGATAAACAGTTCCAAGATATGGTAAGCTCATTTCATATACCTTTTGCGGATCACTGAATAATCCACAAGTGATCAATGCAATAAGTGGGTGAATTTTATTTTTGAACAGATAATCAAGTGCCTGTGCTTTGACAAGCATGTTATCTGTCGGGTTTCTGGTTATCTTGACATCAAAATCTCTGGTAGAAATCTTGACATCATTGGATGTTTTGCGAATGATGCTGAGAATAATTCTGGCGGATGCTTTTTCTGCTTCTTTTGTGAATGCTTCCACAAGTTTTGCATCTCGTTCTGCGAAATCCCATCCATTACGTAGATATACAGCATTACCAGTATCACCGCCGGTGTTGCTTTGGCGGTTTGGCATTGCTTCCACGATCAGCATATTGTTGTAAATATCATCTTTAGCAACTTGACTTTCTGACTGATTTAATTCCGCAGTCATTAAGTCAACATCTGACTGAACACCGTTTCCAGCATCTTTTACAGATATCGCTCCAAGCTTGACCATTTTCAAAAATTCATTCTCGTCAATTTCACAGTTTTTGAATTTCATGAATGCCTGAACAAACTGCTCAACACCATTTAATCTATCTGACTGATACTTGTTGATCGCATCAAATGCTGTAATTGCAATTTCGACATCAGATAAGCGGTCGTGGTTGTTTGGGTACTCGATAATCGGAATACCGTCAAAACCATTGATACCGCTGACGGTTACTTGTCCGTTCTTTACCTTGAAATATTGATTTGAAGAATAGCAAAGGTAATATTGCTGATTTTCTTCATCTTTCAATATTTGAACAGATAGCATTGCTTTTCCTGTGTTTTTGGAATAAACAATATAAACATCTCCCGGATACGGAATGAAAATTCTGAATGGTGGTAAATCACTGTCTTTTGTCCAATCGTCTTCTCGTAGAATTGCCTTGTATGCAGTTCCTACGGCACTCTGGTATATTCCAAGCTGAATATTTCGGGCATCCGCATTTGCTTCATCCAGATAATCATTCAGCAGATCGACCTGTTCATTTATCTTTTTATCTGCTTTTTTCTTTTTGCAGACATATTGAATAGGTTCTCCATATATTTGCCCTGCCTTAAACTTGACAACTTCCAGAGCGTGATTTTCGACAACTCTGTTATTTACTTCCGGTCTCACAAGCTTTTCCCGATATAAGATTGGTTGGTCACCTTTGTAGTACCGATAAAGATAATTAATCATCATTCTGTTTCGATTATGTGTACCAATCGTATCAGATAGAACTTGAACAACATTTTCGGTAGTAATTTGAGCTACGCCAGTGTAGGCAGTTTTTCTGCCAAAATCGCCTTGGCATAGGTCAACAAAATTGCTTTTGTTTCTTCCCACTGCCTATACCTCCTATTTTTAGACATGAAAAAAGCACCGAGTTTTCACCCGATGCTTCATACATTTTCATCATATATTATACATAATCGGAAAGTTATATTCAGTAAGAAAAGGTGCTAACTTTTGAAATTAAGCAGTTCTTTTACATAATTTACTGCTTTCCCGTGGAATTGTTTAATATATTCTTCATTGTATTCCATTTCATCTGCAATGACAGTTAGCTTTTTTCCCTCTACGTATCGTTTATACAAAAAATCATAATACTGGGGATTTTTTACAGACTCTATAACATCTATAAGTTTCTGTTTTTTCTCCATAAGCTCTACCACATTATCAGCCAATTCTCGCTGCGCATCCACCAATTTTGCAATTGTATCGCCTATTTTATCTTGGCTTCCAGAAGTCTGAACGCGTTCAATGCCATACGTCGAAGCACTAATACTAGTAGCAAGCAATTTTAAGTGTTCGATTTCTTCCAGTTTGTTATTTATAATTTTTTCGTATCGTTGAATTTGATTCAGATATTCCTTTATATCCATGCTATCTCCTTCCCCAGAATGGATTCTGCATTGCAGTCGCTTTACCGCCTAATGGATTTTGTACGTACTCAGCCATCATTGCCAAAGAATCAATTCCGTCATCATGTGGTACTTTTGCCCTAGTGGTGTACGTAGTTACATTAGCCATAAATAATCCGTAATCAGACTTTGCTTTGTACTGACTTGGATGCAGAAAATAAAAATGTTTTGCTATATAGTCCGAATTTACAAGAATCTTTGTTTCTTTATTTGCTGACGTTGGTTTTGTCTCAATTTCAGCTCGGCACTTTCCGGTAACCATTTTCTGGATATTGTGTGCCACACGGTTTCCGACATTATTTGATTCGAAACGAATCTTATGTGGGTTATGTCTTACCAAAATATCTGCTGTCTTTCTATCCAAAATGTCATAGTCTGTAGTGTCATCAAACACCACATCGGGAAAGAAGAATTTATCTCCGTATTGGTATGCAATCGGTAATGATTCGAAGTCGGTTCCTTTATCTTTTGTATCGCATACCGCCCATATTGCATCTGCATCTTTATCTGGAATGATGATGTATTCATCCGTGCATCCATCCGGCACGTCTTCTTTACTGAAAAAGAATCGTTTTAATTTGTCCGGTGGTAATAACAATCCCTCACGTTCTACCGGTTGCTGCTGATAAAGACAGTTGTAAGAAATTTCATCCATGGATTCTTTAGCGTCATTGAAATATTTTTCTGAGAATCCATTCACCGTAAATAAGAAATTACTTTTTCCGTTTTCGTCAAGTGCTGGCACTGCTATGAACCTTGCCCGTGGGTTTCCGGCATATAATTGTTGCAGTTTTCCGATAGGGTCATGTACTGACCATCTGGTGGCAATATAAAACTCTTTGCATCCCTCAAGTCTACGGGAGCGCAAGTCATTTACCACTTTTGTCCAGAGAGTATCAAGTCTATTTTTGTTCAATGCTTCCTCAATACCAGACACAAGGTCATCGGCAGTAAGAAATCTATTGCATCTAGTGGCACCAGTCAAAGAACCATCAATAGAACGAAATGTCCATGTCTTAAATCGTCCGTTTCTTTCGAGATTGACTGTAGTTTCCTTTGCATTTGTTCCTTGGATTTCTACGTTAGGGAATATCTCATGCCACGTGTATTCCACGGGATCATTGATGATTTCCAGAACACCATCATAAAGGGAACGTGTCAGAATGCTACTGTGTGCCGAAGACAGGTTAAAGTCATTCGGGAACCATCCACCTACCAATGATAAAAAGAAATCTTCCAGAGTACTCTTGCCACAACCCGGAGGTACGCTTAATGCAAATATATCTAATTTGTTATCTATCAGGTCTTGCAGTGAACCTATGATGTTGTGCTGTAAGAACACATTTCTTCGTGGTTCGTAGAATCGTTCTTTCGGGATTCGGTTCTTTTCAAGGTAAAGAAGCCCGCTGTCAACCTGATAGTTCTGTGCTTCCAACAGCAAATACTGCCAGTACAAATCGTCAAATGAACCGCTTCCTGTAACTGCTGCCTGTTTTGCAGCTCCATTGTGAGCGTACCGACTGACTTTCATTGCCATGTTCCGTGCATCTGGATTATCCTTAAAAGGAAGGTCAATATTCATATTCAAAAGTAAATCAAGGCAATCTTTTTGGTTTTGACAGACTGTCATATCATCATTAATGATTTGATTTAAAATTGCCCGATACCATTCAAGCGAACCTTCTGTGAATTTTTGCATAAAAATAGAGCCAGACCTCCTTTCTTTTTAGAATTTAGTCTGGCTCTCATGTGGCTCTTTGACTGTTATTCACTTGCTTTGAAGTTATATATAGGTTTGATAATATCAACTATTTCTACGGTATCTTTGATGTTATCAATAATTTCTTTCGGTGGTTTGTAAGCCATAGGGCTTTCATCAATCGTAGATTTCTGAACGGATGTTGTATATATCCCATTCATAGACTTCTCAAATTCTTCTAACGATATGTTTTCTTTTGCTTTTGATCGGCTCATGATACGTCCTGCGCCATGCGGGGCTGAACAATTCCAGTCCTCGTTTCCTTTCCCGAATGCGATAATGCATCCGTCTCGCATATTCATTGGGATAAGAACTTTTTCACCATGTCTAGCTGATATTGCACCTTTGCGAACAATGTTTGTATCGTGGTCAATATAATTATGAATTGTATCAAACCATGTATTTCTTTGGAGTGTCCAATTCATAGTGTAAAATATGGTGCTCTGTATACATCGTCTGTTTATTCTTGCAAATTCTTGACAGATTTTCATATCATGCAGATATTGTTTTCTGTGTTCTCCTGTCAAGTAACACAATTCTTTCGGAATACCCAGTTTGTCTGGCTTCCATTTTCGTTTTAATTCGTCAATACCATGTTGGATTTCCTTGTGTCTGCCAGAACGCTTGTATTCTTTCACCAATTTTTGTATTTCAGTTTCGAGCTTGTCTGTACCCTGCATGTCTTCTATGGCAATTTTTTGATATATTTCGGCTACTTGTTTCCCGAGATTCCGACTCCCAGTGTGAATTACAAGATAATTTACCCCTTTTGAATCAGTGTCAACTTCAATAAAATGATTTCCGCCCCCAAGCGTACCAAGGCTCCTGCGAATCCATTCGATATTTTTAAGCTGATGAAAGCAGTGGAGTTCTTCTAATTCTTCAAAATTTATGATTTCGTCACGTACATTTCTTCCTGCCGGAACATTGTTTCTTATTACTTCGTCAAGGTTTTTTAAATCTATTGTTCCCACATCAGCAGGAATTTGTGTTGTAAGCATTCCACATCCAATGTCCACGCCAACAATGTTCGGAATTACTTTATCTCCGAGATCAGCAGTAAAGCCAATTACACATCCTGCTCCTGCGTGAACATCTGGCATGATTCGTACTTTGCATTCAGAAAATGCAGGCTGTTTTATCAATGTATAAATCTGATTTAATGCTTCAGGTTCGATGTTTTCTGTAAATATCTTCAAGTCACTCATAATGGCGCTCCTTTCTGGCTCTCTGACTGATTTATTTATTCTTCTCAATAATAATTACTTGACCTTCGAAACCAAAATCAGTTGACTGGTCAAATGTATGTGTCTCGGCTGATTCGTTATCTCTCATTGGTCGAGTAAGATACCACAAATCATCGTCTTTCCATGTGATTTCTTCCAGTTTTACACCTGGTTTTAATTTTATTGTGGTTGTCCCACCCAAACTCTTTGTTGTCGATTGACATGCTGTTAATCCAAACAGCATCATTAATAATAACGCAGCAAAAAATATTTTCTTCATAAACTCTCCCTTCACCTCACTGGAATTCCTAATTGTTTGTAAGTGAATACGGCAGTATACTTCTTCCCGCATTTGTAGCAAGTTTCTGTAATAGTGCAAGTCTTTTCTTTGTCATTACATTTCGATTCTGTATCCGAACTTTTGAACTTGCATCCACCTGTCAAAATACATTTAATCCGTTTAAAACTTATTTTCATTCAAAATACCTCTCAATATCTTTTCCCATCTTCCAGTTGAAAATGTTCCAACCTGTTTCGCCATAAGTTCAAAGCGTATTGGAAAAGTATTATCGGAGATTCCAATGTGAATTACCTTAAATGGAATCTCACTTTCTCCTACTTTCACCATAAGTGTTTCGCCATAGTCTAATCTACCAATTACATCAGCTACAAAACTGGCATATTCTGTTTCTTGTTCTACCATAACAAGAAGCGAAGATATTGCTGATTCGTATGGTTTCATAATTGTTATTGGAACGTTAGTGTATTCTGCCGTATATACTTTGTTGTCTTCGATTTTTTCGAATATTTCTTTGCATTGTTCTGGGTGTTCTGTTCTTCTTTCTTCACACGTAGTATGGAAGTATTCCCAAAATGGCGGTTCACAACATAAACGAATATCTCCGTTATTAAGTTTACGTATTTTACAACATTTACATTTTTCAAATTCTGGGAGTTTCATACATTTACCTCGAACTCTTTCTTGCAGTTACTACCCTTGCATTTCAATTTAAGATGCCGAATTTTTGTCTCTGGGCTAATAAGAAGTGCTTTCTTCTCGCAAAAAGGGCAACAATACCACAGTTTGCCATTGACATTCTTTATTAATGTCCGTCCGTCCCACGGCTCTGGCGGGTTCATTACCTGAGAGAAATCTATCCCCTCAGATTCAAATGCTGATTTAATGCTCACTTTAATCTCCTATTCTTTTTATGCTTAATGCCTTTACGTTTCCGTTTAAGATAAATTCTTATTTTGTTTCTTGCATTATCGCCGAATTGATTGTGGAACTTCCTTTTTCTCTTTCTTCCGGCGACCTGTCTTATTTTGCGTTTTCCATGCATTTTAAGATAATTATTTTTGTATGAAGCAATGCATGTTGTAAGTGTTCCTGAAGAAAGATACAAGTTTTGAACGGCTTCTATCCAAGGACTTCTAAGTAAATATTCATTATCTTTCATGCTTTCTCACTCCTTTTCGCCCTGCAACGCTGCGTATATGGGGAATTTCGTGCATTCGCAAGTAATTATTTGAGACATTATAGTTGCTTATTACTTGGATTCCATAAGTCATCGTCTTATTCTGAGATACATCATAAAACGGTTCTTCTAATATGATCTTTTCGGATACAATTTTTGTGCAACCATTTTCGCATCGTAAAATATCAACAAGCCATTGTTCATTTAATTGTTGTGTTGCAAGTTCTCCATCGAAAAAAGCTATTCGTTTAATGTATACAATGCCTTTTACGAATGGCTCCTTTTCCAAAATTTTTTTAATTGTTTTAATTCGTCCGTTTACTTCAATCGGAAATTGCCATGTATTCAACGGGATTATCTCTTTGATTTTGATTGTCCCAGATGCTGTTTTAAATTCTTTCATATCAACTCACCCCATGAATCTTTCTCAGATTTGCATATCGGTCAATAATTACATCGAGTGCTGTTCCTAATTGATTGATCGTAATGTAGTTGTCCTGAATTTCTCTAAGGTAATCATCAACATCCTTAACTGCATCGCAAAACGCTGGGTCTAATTCAGAATTTATCTGCTTCTTTAACTCTTCGTTATAATTGCGCATATTATCCAGTTTAGCTCGAAGCTCATTGATTTTCTTATTTTTGTTCAGAATTTCATGTTGCTTTGCTTTGCTCTCATCAGCCAACCGAACAACTTCTTCTTTCAGCTGATCTACTGTCCATGTTGCCATGTCTTCAATTCTCATAACTACCTCCCTTAGATTTTGGTAAACGTTTCCATATCATAGTTATCCCGGATATAGTCCACACATTCACACAGTTTCTTACGCAAAACTAAATCATTTGCGATGTCTGGGTGAAGCGCATACAGCATACAACTTCCTTCTTTTCCGTCTTTCTGAAACTTCTTCCAGTCAAACGTCATTGTGAAAAGTGGAATCCTTGTGAGATTCTTTGTCTTGTGTTTTATATATAGATTGCAGAGTTTTTTAATCATTCTTTTCTCTTTCCTCCCTATGTTTCATCTGGCATTCGATCATCTTTGCTATATTCTCACGTTCCTGTTTTATTCCATGTCCTTGACGGAACAACTCACATTCAAGGATATTGCCGCATCTGGAACACTCGTCTTTAATTTCTTTTCCTGCTATTTGCATTCCCATCCATCCTGTACCATTTTAGGCTTATATTCTTTTTCGGTGTATCCCTCACCGTTACATAAGTCGCAAGTAACTTCTATTTCTTGGTAATCATCGCAACACTCCCAGTATTGTGCACGATTTACTCTTTTGATAGTAGTTCCACTTCCACCGCACTTCGGGCATCTATGAATTTTATTTCCTTGTATTAGATTTACAAGGTCATTAAGAGTCGTTTCTCCACCGTATACATTTCTCAGACGTATCACTTCATGAATTTTCATTCTTTACACCCTCCCAACATTCACAACTGTCATCAATGCATCTAAAATCTGCACAATGTTCACTGTCGCCATTACAGCAGACACCTTCGTATGTTGCATACCATTTGCATGTACAACAATAATCTTTTTCTTCCATAAGCCACATCCTTAAACAAAAATTCCAGTACACGGACTTGAACCGTAACTAGCCACCCAACGTGGAGTACTGGAAACCATTCATAGAAAGGTAAGATAAAAATGAAATCCTTCCAATGATTGCAGTTCATTGGAACGGTGCATACACGATTCGAACGTGTACAACATTTCTGTTGGATAGGTTAGCGACCTACTCTGATACCATTACAGCAATGCACCACTTAACTAACCAAAGCTGATTTTATTTTATCGTCAAAAAACCAAAAAAACGGTGGGAACCTTATTTGCAAGAGCTACGCCCACAAGTGGAATTGAACCACTACGCTGCACCTAACTCGCTCCGTATGTTTTATATTTCTTCAATTGTAATGCAATTGTATCTCTCTGAATTAATTGTATTCTCCATAGCTTCAATTGGATTGTATCCAAGATTCTGCAATACCTCTTTGAATACTGTTACCGACTGACCGCTTGCGAGCTGCACACCTTTTCTTGTAGCATCTGTATGGAACACATCATGTCTGCTGTCGACATTCCAAAAGATAATATTCGGAATAACATATCCGGCTTTTCGGAATTTCTTTTCCATTTTGTCATAGAAAGTCCAATCCTTATTCCCACTATAATCAATTTCCATATCAGAGATAATAACTATAGCTTTCGGCATCTCTTCTTGCGAAACGTTGTTCTCTTCAGCAATATCGAGTACTTTCTCAAATGCAGCTTTAAGGTTTGTGCAGCCACCCCAATCTGCATTTTTGGCATTTTTTATTTTCTGGTGAAGTGTTTCACCCTTTAATGTAACAACCTGCGGATTACTAGAGAATGTCATAAACAGATTATGATATGCTCCAACATTTCTTTCCCCAAAATAAATTGCCAATCCTATTGCAGTAGCTAGTGGTCTGCCACCATTCCAAGACATCGAGTTAGATACATCAGCCATTATCAAAGCGTTTGTTCCCTGTTCAATATAATCTGGAAGTGCTTTCCACTGTGCTTCAAGAACTTTGTTGTTTTCTCTTCCATAAAGGATTTTTTCTACGATGTCGTATGGATACAAGGTTGAAGCATTGATTTTAACTTCTCCTTTATCAGCTTTATTGATAAATTCGCTGAATCTATCTGGATCATGCTTTGCAAAGGCTCTACGATAAATCATCATTGCACGGCTTGGAACTTCTGGATATTTAATCTCGTTCCACTTACCGGCAGACATGAGGCTTTCAACAACACCTATCTGCTTTCTCATGCTGCGAATGATTCTCTTAAAGTTATAAACCGGATAGCCTAACTTCTGTGCAGTCAGAATTCCTAATTTTCTAGTCTTTGCACTACTTGCATCAGCTGTTTTAATCCATTTAGCAAGCAGAGAAATTGCTTTACCCTCATTAAGATTCTTCAAATCTTCTTCGAACTGATTCTTCATGGCTTTCCACATATCGTCTTCCAGTGGTGTTCCAATCAATTCGTAGAGATCATCGTATCTTCCAAATACTCCAATCAAATCAAGATTCGGTCTAAGTGCTTCTGGATGATGTTCTGCCATATAACGGATAATGGTTCGGAAAGTTTTTCTTTCTCCAAGTCCGCAACGAATATCTCTTGCATAGAAAATTATCTTTGTTGCAAAGAGCTTATCCTGTGCATACGCTTCTGAGAACAATGTAGTGATTCTATTCTCATCGGCATCTCTTAATGCGCCAATAGTTCCGAATAGATCAAGTCTTGCATCACTTGTGGTGTTCAGTGCGACTGCGCCATTTTCAGTTCTTGTAAACTTGCTTTCTTCTTTCATTGCATTTGCAAAATCCATGTTCTTCTCCTTTCAGGACACAAAAAATAAAATGAATTATAAAATATTCGCATAAGATTTTATTTAAGAAATAAGTTGCTGTAAGTGTCCCATATTTTTTTCATGATGCTTTTGGTTTTCATAATTAGCAGTTATGTCCAAATGATTGCTGTAAGCACCACATAAGTGGCAAGGGGTGGACTCGAACCACCAACACGTACCTTGTAATGGAAAGAATTGCTGTAGAAGTCACGAACATGACTTACAATCTTTTACTGCTCTACCAATTGAGCTACCTCGCCATATTTACCGCTTATAACGGTCAGACAATGCCTGAATTGAGTTTCGCCTTTTTGCTATAGTGTAAATCCACCTGAGGCATAGACCGCCTGTATACAAACAACTTAACTCTAAGCGGATTAAGTTGCAGGAGGCGGATTCGAACCGCCGTTCTCAAGAATATGAGTCTTGTGAGATTCCACTTCTCTGCCCTGCCTTGTGTGGATTTTCAGCGTATTTGTACCGGCAATCCACAAGCCGACTGTTTCTTACATCTCGGACAGCATCCTCATATCTCATATTCAGATGAGATAATGGGAGAAGATGGAGTCGAACCACCCGAGCCCGAAAGCAACAGATTTACAGTCTGCACCGCTACCTCTACGGAATATTCTCCCAAAACCCGGGCACCCCGGGTTAGCAATATGTTTATCGTGTTATGCTTTCCACTAGGCTGTTTTATGCCGTGCCAGCCCCACGAAGTTGTTTCGGATATTATTATGCCTTTTGACTTTATGTTTCTTGAAAACTCCCTTGTCATCAATGCGCGCTTGTGATGGCTTATTGAAACTAAGAAACATTTATCGGACGGGAAATCAGATCAAGCACAAGCCTATGCTGTTACATACCTTTGCTCATTCTGATTCACATACGCTCATCCGAAAGTTTTTTCTGCCCATAAAACGGATGGGTAGCATACGGAAGAAATGGAAATTCTGAGATTCGAACTCAGGACTTCCCGGTTATGAGCCGGACGTTCTAACCGCTGAACTAAATTTCCTGAGTAGAAGCAGTATCCCGGATTGCAGATTTTGAGTTGATTTGCTTCTACTGTTGCGGTTCTTTGCCACCAGCCGCAACAAAGGTCATGGCAAAATAGAGTACCTCGTTTTTACGAGGATTCCCATCCGGGACATTTGAAGCCCCTTTAATCAGCTCCGTTGAGCTAGATGGGTTTTCGTCGGAGGGTCTATGTAAAATAAACCATTGCCAGGTACATGCGCAACCTAGCAAGCTGGGCTAGTGGGATTCGAACCCGCGAATACAGCAGTCAAAGTGCTGTGCCTTACCACTTGGCGATAGCCCTAGAATCTTTCTCCCACTCCGCACCATCACAAAAGTAGGAGAAAGAATTGAGTGTGTGATAATATTTTTATTATGTGCTCTACAATTGCAACACAACTTATGTGGAGAATTCAGCAATTTAAATAACTAAGTTGTTCTCTTTTTTGTAGAGTCATATTTGCTAAATCGGATGTCTCGATCGTTTGCTTGCGTACCGCTCCACTACGGGACAAGCGTATCCTTTCGCATTGTTTATATGATTAACCCGTTCTTCGATAATGAACAGGATAATCTGCATCGGAAATGCTAAAAGCATATTTTTACCTCGCTGTGCAAATCAAAACTGTATTAAGTATCATTCCTGCTTCCATCAGCAAGAAGAATGCTGTGGAAAATTGATTGCCTTTGTAATTCCGGCTCATTAAAAATGCAGCTAATGTAGTAAATATCAGAATATTAATTGCTACTGCGATAATGGTTAATGGTAATCTCATTGTTCCTCTCCAATCATGAAATTAAGTATCTTCTCTGCGATTTCTTCTTCCGGCTCAAATGGTAATCCACAGTAATTGTAATGCTCTAAGGCCGATTTTAGGCTTGCTTTGAAGCCGTGGTAAATTTCCCCGTGTTGTAACAGTTCGTGCCTTAAAACTGAAATTGCATCAGTAATTGATTGAGAAGCAAAACTAATTTGTGCCAAGCACTCCACTTCAATATCCGGTTCTGCCATCATCTCGAATACAAATGTCGGAACCTCGTCAACAGCAACATGGAAATCAACAGACTTTACTCTTGGGACTTTATTCCCATCAATAAAACACTGCGTACCTCTCCAATCATACGGACTCGGATTTATAATTTTCACAACAGGCATCTTTGCATCCCCTTTCCTGTGCTTTGCAATACACCAGAAGATGGTCCGCAATCTCTCTAAGCTGATTTGTGTCGTATTTCGGGCAAGTTAATGGTTCTTTATCCCCTAAATCAGCACTTACTTCGGCATTAATCAGCATCGTTGCTACATCAATCGGTTCATCTGGGAGCATTAAATCGTCCTGATTCTTATGTACTCCCATAAAAAGCTCGATTCCATCCGCTTTTATTAGCATGTAATCGTGAACTTTATCGAAGTCCGGTGTTTCCTCTGTAATAACTGCTTTTCCGTTTTCTACGTACACATAATAAACTTTCTTGTTACTATTCATTCATTTCGTTCCTTTCCAAAATTGCCTTTTTTATTTTTTAAAATTTTTTCAAGTATCGACATTCGTCTACCTCTTTCGAAAATATTCTGCCAGGGCTTCCCTTGTGATCTGTGATATACTTTTGCCGGTTCGGTTCTTCTCAGCTATGAGTCTTTGTTCCAGTTGGTACGGCAACCGGATTCTGATTGATTCACCTTCGAGTTTATTATTTCTCATAAGCAGTGTCCTTAACTAACAATCTCAATCGGGCATCCAAGTTGTTTTTCCAACTCGGCAATAGTAATCTTTCTTGGTTTCATTACATCAACATCAACACGCTGAATAATGTCTTCTGGAGCTTTCGCAAGTCCTTTGCCAGAAAATTTATCTATTCCCTCATTTGCAAATATGCTTAAATGCTCATATCCATAAGCTCTGCACCATCTTGTAGCTGAATCAACAATTTTTCTTAATTCCGTTTCAGGATCACCAAACAAATCCGTGTAAGAAATAGCCTGGTCAAATTCTGCATGGCTTATCGTTGCTGGAATTAAAATCTGCTTATATGGACTTCCGATAAATCTAAAGAATCTGTTAGTAATTAAAGCTTTTTCGCCTTTTGGTAATCCAAACCCTTGTGCCACAGCTTTTTTAAGTAACTGTTCTGATTCTAAATCACTTTTTGTAGTAATAGCCTTGTTTGTAAAATCAATCATCCTTTTCCTCCCCTAAGATTTTGTATAATGTTCCTCTGGAAACTCCAATGATCTCAGCGAATTGAATTTTTGTAATCTCACCATTCTGCCATCTGGCTTTAGTATCTTCAAAGAGTTTTTTGTCAATCTCTTTCTTTGCACGTCCTTTATACTTGCCCCGAGCTTTTGCAATTGCAATACCTTCTTTCTGACGCTGACGGATATTTTCCCTTTCTCTTTGTGCTACATATGAAAGAAGCTGCAAAACAATATCTGCGATCAGGGTTCCCGTCAAATCCTTGTTCTGTGAAGTATTGAGCAATGGCATATCTTGTACAATAATATCTGCTTCAATCTCTTTTGTGATTTTTCTCCATTCAGTAATAATCTCTTCATAGTTTCTTCCAAGTCGGTCAATCGAATGAATTACCAGCACATCTCCTTTATGCAGTTCTGAAATCATCTTCTGGTACTCAGGACGGTTAAAGTCTTTGCCGGATTTCTTGTCCATGTAAATTCTATCAACTCCATCTTCTCTCAGTGCTTCCATCTGTCTTGCTTCATTCTGATCTACTGTTGATACTCTTGCATATCCTATCTTCATATATACACGCCCCCGTTTCTTTATGGTTTAATTATACACCATAGGGTGTGCTATATCAATAGTAAAATACACGTTTAAGTGAATTTTGTTTGATTTTTATAACATTTGCGTTTATTATGTAGATAGGAGGTGTTGTCATGGTATCTCAAAAAGTTAAGCAAATCATGAAGCTGAAGAAAATAACAAATGTTCAAGTGGCTGAGCATCTAGGTACTTCGCCACAAGCACTTGCAAACAAGTTTTCCAGAGAAACGCTTTCTGCAAATGAGCTTATTGCAATTCTGGATTTTCTTGGATGTCAGATTGCCGTTGAAGCAATCCCAGATGTTATCGTGAAATTTAATAGTGACGATTTGAAAAGGGAGCCGTAATGGTTCTCTTTTTTTATGCTCTAATCAGGCCTTGTCATTGAATATCTTGACTACCATTTTGGTACCCGAGGCCTGTCGCTACATCTATACCAGCAAACTACGGATTACCGTCTGTTATTACAGTTCTTACATTTCCAAATTCAGGATTGCTAAAAATTATCATTTCATTCATTCTTCATACCTACCTTTTCTGGTATTGCCTTTTGTTTTGGCAGAGAAACCATTAAGGCTTACGGCTTGTCGTGTTGCAACCACTATCTCTGCCATGTTGGGGGTTTGTTATTAAAAGGGCGTTTTTTAAAATTTCGGGTGGTCGGGGCACTCATTAGGCCGTTCGGGGCATCCATATACACCCCCTCCCGGGTATGCTTCTGGTGACGCTGACCGGGCAACCCTTTGCCCCATGAGTTCCCGTTGTCCCGGTCTTAACGCTGTTTTTCGGATGCCTTCGGCAGTAGCCAAGGAGAATTTCTATGCTTTTCTTCGTCATATTGCACAACTTTTCACGTTTCCGCATGTGTGCATTATGGGTACACCCTAAAAGAACATTGAACATTGCTATATATTGTGTGTTAATCTCAGAGACTACAACATATTGTTATAACTCAGGCTTTTCCATCTCTGGAAGTTCCAGAACATCCTTGTACTTGTCTGCGATCTGCTGCGCTGTCTGCTGTGGCTTTCCGTTGTTCTCTTCTGCGCTCCGTCCGTTTGGTGCGTTCCATCCGAATTTAGAATTAAGTTTCATTGCCACGCCTGTGTTATTCTTGTCGCTGATTCCGATGTTCGCAAGTGAGTGTTCGTCATTCGCATTTAATTTTTTGATTAGGTCAAGGTGTGCTGTGCTTGCTATCTCCCTATACTCCCCTCTTTTATTCAACTTCCACTCCTGTATATCCTTAATAACATTGCCGTCTGTATCTATATATATCTTTGTCTTATACTCTCCATTTACCCAGTTATACATAGTCTGTTCACTAATCTTAATATATTTAGCAAACCCTTGTATATTTGACTCCTTGTTATATACGCCACATATAAATATATAATAGTCGAGTATGTAATTGATCAGTTCTGCATTATCACAATCTAATATAGTCTGCCTGTTGTACTTGAGTGTTACGTTTTCAGGCTTCAGGAATACATGATCCCCTGCATAACTAAGAGCTGATTCGAATGTGTTCTGAGGCGCTTTCATAAGGTCTTCAATACCATATTCAGCGCAAAATATATCTAAGTATTTCTTTGTATCATGTTTAAACGTATCTAACACGCTGTTGTCTGTATTCTGCACTGTATCACCTCACTTTATAACGTCAATCTATTAAATCATTAATAAATAAAAAAAGCCGGTCGGCTCTGGTTCGTTATCCAGTAGCTAACCGGTTCAGTCCTCCAGCGGTTCGTTCTCGCTTTCGGTCTGTATCTGTATCTCTATTAACAGTATTAACATACAAGTTGTTGTTCTGTCAACTATTAATTTAAAACTTTTAGTCAATCTTATATAACACCATATACTATATCTATGTATATTATATATACTATATACAATATTATATTAATCAACTCAGCCTCTGGAATCTAGGAAGGGACAGGGAATAACTATAATTATAGATATTCATAATCCATAATATTAATATATATAATATTATAATAGGGCATTTTGAACACACAAAAAGCCAGACCTTCCGGTATCTGATCCGGCATGATCTGGCTATGTTTATTTTTGTATTAAGTTACGATTCCGCTTTGTCAGCCCTGCCCCTTCCTGAGTTCCGTCGGCTTCGTTGTATCGAGCATAACAGAACAATTCGTAAAAGTCAAGCAAAAAAATGTCGTTGACTTTTTGATGATATTGTGCTATGAATAATTATGTCAGGACTTCGGCGGCAGTTCTGCGCCTGTCCTAAAAGCCGCCATAAATAAGCATTATAAAAGCCCCGGGATAATTTCCTAGGGCTTATTTTTTAATATCTCCGAGCAGTATTTTTCAATAGCTGCTTTCGGTCGTTTCTTTGCTGTCCTGTCTGTTGAGTTATATTTTGTGCCTTATGTGTCAATGGTATTTTGTGCCTTATTCAAGTATCTTCTTTTCACGTTCCAATTTTTCTGCAACAGCTAATTTGATAAAATCGTTTATACTTTTATATCCTGCTTTTGTTATTGCTTCTTTTGTGCCTATTTTGAATCTACAATTGACACGCTCAAATTTTTCATCGTAATTATATATAGCTTTTCTTTGTGCATCTGTTGTCTTTCTTTCTTCTGGCATTGTTTCCCCTCCTTATATTATGTTATTTACATTATATATATTTTGTGCCTTATTTTCAAGTATTATTTTATTTTCTTAACATATAATAAGAAGTGTTATATTTTTATTTTTGCGCCTTATACATTTTATACAATTTATGTTCTCATTTTGTGCCTTATATTTGTATAGTATGCATATTGTTTTTGTGCCTTATATGTAGTATTATAATATCAACGAAGAGAACAAAAGAAACAAACAACCAGAACCGCCCGAACCACTCAAACCAATGAGGACATAGAGAACCGGATCCGATTAATTGAAAAATTCTAGTTCCTAGCAACTAAATAAAAAAAGCCGGTTGCAATCCTACCAAGACAAACAACCGGCACCCAACAAAAAAACGAAAGGTAGCCCTATTATAACAGGGGCAAGGGTAAAAAGCAATGTTAAAAACAAACTCAAAGGAAGTTATGAACAGAATTAAAAAAATTATCATGGACAGCTACGAAGCAGCCGAGGAATATTATACATATGAAGGTGCAACAATGAAAACAGAATACAACGAAATCTGCAAAGATATTTTAAACATGTTCTACATTGAAAAGTTGCATCTTGATAACAGATATAAAGCCGGACGTATTAGCAAATCAGATTTATTTATGGACTGGATGCAAGGACTCCCAACGGCTTTCCCGGTTGCTGATGATATTTTTCTTCATAGTGCCGTTGACTTCCTGGGCGATCTTCTGGACGAAACCGAAGAAGAAAAGCAGCGTTTTACAGACGAACAGGCAGAAAAAAGATCCGTTTATCTTCTGTATAGAGAGCTAGAAAAGAACGCAACAAAATAACAGGAGGGAAAGCAATGAACGAAAAAAGATATACTTATAAGCAGTGGAAAGCAATCCACCGAAGAAAAGTTATTCATGCCGTAAAAGCCTACTTGTTAGGCTTTGCGGTTGCTTCTTTCCCATTTTTGTTGATTGCTCATTATATTTTAGTTGGATATTAACGGGGAGGTGCTAACAATGTCAGAACGCCAGAAAGTCGCAGAAATGACAAAAACACTTGTAAATATGTTCCCAGATTCAAAAAACGATCTGGAAAAAGAAAAATATTATTACGATCACAATTATTTCACTTTCTACGATTGGGAAGAAAATGTTATAAAAATTATTTTAATGGCAGCATAAAAAGGAGGGCTATACAATGATCAAAATAGACATGTGGTACAACGATAAAAAAGAACAGGCAACCGGGCTCGATATTTGGTTTAATGATTTTGGGTGTTTTTACTCTGGGAATATCACAATTTTTAATAAAATAGTCGGCGATTATTACGCCGACAGCGTGCAAGAAATTTGTGAAGCGTTCCCACATCTGAAAGAAAAAATAAACGCTTGTTTGAACTAAATAAAATAATTTCGGGCGGGGCTTTCCCGCCTGTTTTTCAATCAGAAAGGGGATTATATGATAGACAGAATTATAAAACCAACGTCCAAGCAGACCGTTGACGCAATTTTAAGCGGTGATTTTTCCGTTGTTGATAAGATTAAGGCAGCCGCAAAAAAGGACGCTAGACAAGTATTTAATGCCGTTTCTTCTGGTGCTGTCTCACTGATCTGGTACGACTTGCCGCCAGTGCGTTGCCAGTCTGGGGCGGTGTCTGTGATGCGGTATGCGTTGCATAGATCACCCCAAAAAGCGGATCATTTGCAGCTTTCCTGCATGGAGATCAAGGATGGTCGTATAATTCCAACTTCT